CTTGTACTGAGTCTGTATCTTTTCTTACGGCTCTTCCTTTGTCGTCTAACTTAATACTGTTTTCATATCCATCTTGATATGCTTTTAGTTCAGGCATAGTTTGACTTAAATCTACATTTCCTGTTTGCTCATTGAATATACTTGTAATAATGTGTGTGATTACTCCTAATTTTTTTACTTTTGTTGGAGGTGAAATATATATAGGTGTTGTAAAACCTAAAGTAGCAACATCAACTTCTGTTTCTGTTCCTAATGGAATAGTTCTAGATGAAAAATTAATTTGAGATAATTCTACTACACTTAAACTTGTCCAGTCAACGTAGTTGTCTGTGGTTTGTATTTCAAGAGATGGATTAAACAACATCATTATTTGTTCCATTACTTGTAATTTTTGTTCAGTGTTTGATGTCCAAATATCAGCATTCAATGTTAATGTGTATGGTGTTGGCATTAATCTTTCCACCGTGACATTTTTACCTTGTTCATTTATATATTCTTTACCAGCACTATCATATGCTCTTTCTCTAACATGAACTTTACTAATAAAACTAGAATCTGCTAAACGAGTTCTATCCATTTCTAAACCAGTAACATACACACCCATTCTAGGTACAGACGGTAATTTATTTTCTGAATTATCTCTTATAATGTGTGATACTTGTCTTGAAATATCTCCATACATAACAGGAATAGTTTTTAATCCACCATCTCCATCTTTGTATGAAAAATTACTCATCAGTCTAATTATTTGAGTAATATATCTTCTAATCTGTCCGTCGTAAAAAAATTGCATTAATTATCCGCCTTTGGTCTGAGTGCTTTTGATAAACTTTGTCTTTCAGTAACTGATTCACCAGCAATCGTTGAAGTTTTAGTATTGTTAACAAACGTACCTTTTTGTGTGCTTCGTGTGTCAGTGTTAGTTAGTGTCATACGTATGTTGTCTTCCATTTTTACCCAACGACTAGTGTCTCTTCTGAATAATCTATTGGGTAAGAAATCTGTTCTTAAAAAATAATCACCTTTATCAGATGTTGCTGGAAAACTAATACCAAAGCCAAACTGTTCGCCGTTGGGTGCAATACCGTCTCCAAGAATATATCCATCATATCCTTCTTTGCTAGGAGTTTGAGTTACTCTGTCTGCCAATGTGTTTTGTGTGGTTGCATCTAATTGTGTTGTATCTGTAGTAACTAGTTCAGGTTTTCCTTGATCATCCACTTGTAGTGTATAAAAATGTGCTATGTCATAACCCGACTTAGGTGAATCTGCTTCTGCTTGTTGAACCACAGCATTGTTGATCTGCATTTCTTTCTCGTAAGTAGAAAGCACATCTCTTAATGTCTTACCATCACCTGCTCCAGCGTCTTTGTTTAATATTTCTTTAAATTCTTGTGAGTCGTATATTTGTTTTAGTTTAACTCTATATAGGTGTGGATACCAAGTTTGTGAAAATCCTTCTGCCGCTCTGCTAACATCTTCCACAACATAAAATCTTTTAAGTGCTACATTAAAATCGTTCAAGGCATATTCATCTTTTAAATGAGGTAATTCAAATACATCACCTGGCATAACTTTTCTGCCCAAAGTTTTAACACTGCTGGTGATTGGAATAGTCATAAACAATGTGTCATTCTGTAAAAATAGTCCAAATTGACTCATATCAAAATCAATATCTTGCACATTGTATATGCCTCTTAAACTGTACACATCTTGACTGTATTTTCTATCTCTATTTTCAAGAAACAACATATCCTGTATGTTGGTTTCTTTCACAGCATCGTATTTTGGCTGGGTTGGAGTAGCGTCTGCTTCGTCGGTATTCTTAGGTCCTAGGTATTTGTGTACAAATACATCGGTTCCGCCCACAGTGAACATTTCCACCACTGTTTTGTCTAAGAATGTGTAGTCGTTCCCTTTTTCTGGTTTATAAAGACTTAATCTCGGCATATACATATATTTATCGGACGATAAATATGTATAAGGAAAACTGTATGAGTGATTTAAGCACACAAAAACAAGAAGTATTCGACTACGTTCACACTAGCCTAGGTGGCGGTATGGTAGACGTAGAATTAGACCCTGTACACTATGAAACAGCATTAACTGACGCATTAGACAGATTTCGCCAGAGATCTGATAACTCTGTTGAAGAAAGTTATATGTTTCTGCCTTTAGTGAAGGATCAAAACGATTATACACTTCCAAACGAGGTGATAGAAGTTAGACAAATCTTTAGAAGATCAATAGGTTCAAGATCAGGCGGTGGAGATGGTGGTACATTGTTCGAACCATTCAATATGGCATACACAAACACATACCTATTAGCAAGTTCTAACATGGGTGGTGTAGCAACATACAATATGTTTGCTCAATATCAAGAATTAGTAGGAAGAATGTTTGGTTCTTTCATAGAATTTAAATGGAACACAACAACCAAAAATTTAACAATACTTCAAAGACCAAGACAAGGTGAAGAAGTATTACTAGAATGTTACAATTACAGACCAGATTCAGAATTGCTTAAAGATTATTTGGCAAAAAAATGGTTAAAGGATTATACACTTGCTAAATGCAAATATATGTTAGGTGAAGCAAGAAGCAAATTCAACACAATAGCAGGTCCACAAGGTGGAACATCACTAAATGGTGATGCATTAAAACAAGAAGCCATAGCAGAAATGGAAAGACTCGAAATAGAAGTCAAAACACAAACTGGTGGTGGTCAAGGATATTCCTTCGCAATTGGTTAAATCTTAGTTGACAATCAACTAAACATATAGTAATATACACTATATGAAACATCAAGTTACTCCATTATTTTCAGTACCATTATACAAAACTGTTCTGGATCCTTTGGATCCCATGGAAGAATCTTGGATAAAAAATTTAAAATTTCCTCCACAAAGCGTTGGTTTATATGACGCCGAAAATGAAGAACCAAAAAATGCAGGAATGCAAGTATTGAATCAACCTCAATTAAAAAATCTTAGACAACAGATATTGAAAGTAATGAATCATTTTGTAAGCGATGTATTAGATATTGAACAAGATTTTGAATTAACAACAAGTTGGGTAAACAAAAATGGAAAGGGTGATCATATTGTTCAACATTCACACCCAAATGCAATGATTAGTGGAGTGTATTATGTTGAAAGTGATGACACATCTGCTCCGATAATATTTAACAAACCTTATTTTTACACAAATCTTTTTCACGAAACAATTAAACCAACTTTTAGAAATAAAAATCAAAACCAATACAATGTAGATTATTACGGCATGAAGCCTAAAAAAAATGATCTGTATATGTTTCCATCTTGGTTAGAACACACAGTACCTCCGCAAGATGCAGACAAAGATAGATTAAGTTTAGCATTTAATTTTTTTGTTAAAGGCAAGGTAGGAGTAGGTACAACACAATTACAATTATGATTATAGGAATATGCGGACTGATAGGTTCAGGCAAAGATACCATCGCTGACTTTTTAGTAAAAGAACACAACTTTCAAAAGTTATCTTTTGCTGACAAATTAAAAGACAGTGTGGCTGAAATGTTTGATTGGGATAGACAGTTGCTGGATGGTAAAACAGATGAAAGCAGAGCATGGCGTGAAAAGTCAGATGAATTTTGGAGCAAAGAAATGGGTAGAGACATCACACCAAGATACGTGCTTCAAGTGTTTGGCACAGAATGTATGCGTGACGGATTCTATGATGGCATATGGGTAAGTTTAACAAAAAAGAAAATTTTAGACAATCCAAATATCAACTGGGTAATACCTGATGTGCGTTTTGAAAATGAATCTAAAATGATTAAAGAGGTACATGGAGAAGTATGGTGGGTAAAAAGAGGACAACTGCCTGTATGGTTTAGAATGTATCAAGACATCGGAAAAGTACCCAAAGATGTGCATCCTTCAGAATGGGCGTGGGCAAACACAGATTTCAACACAGAATTATCCAACAATGGCACTATTGCTGAACTTAAAAATCAGGTACAAGATCGCCTTGTTGCCAACGGATTCCTTCAAGGTGCAAAGATCTCTGGCAGTTAGCACAGACTGTTTTTAGATTGTTAAATCTACAATTATTAAGATTACTGTCCACGTGAAACACGTTAAATTGTTGTTTATATTTGCTGGTGTGTCCACATTTATCACACTTTGTTTTAGTTCTATATCCAGCAATATACCATTTGGGTTGATAACCACTAGGTCCTCCATACTTTAAACACATCTCACACTGCTTTCTATAATAGGTCTTATTGCCTTTTTTATAGTTCACAGCACATGGTCTTTTACTACATTTCACACATAACGGTCTCATACGGATGTATTTACCTACCCTTTCCAACCCCTTTTTTATTACAGTTAATACGGCTTGATTTGGCACATTGTCATAAATACTAGCAATAATAAAGTTTTACACTTTAATAGGAGATAAAAAAAATGGCATTAGTTTCACCAGGAGTACAGGTTAGTGTAATAGACGAAAGTTTCTACA